TGCCTGCTTGTAAAAGCAGGCTTTTTTATATGCGCTTCGTTAGTAGTGCTATTATTAAATCGTGAACCAGGCCATAACCATCAACCGGACATCCTGACCGGTAAATGACGCTGCTCGACACGGCTGTTATACAGATGATGGCTTGGTATCATGCCTACCTACTTAGATTAACAACTCAGTTTGGCCTGCTGAATAAGCGGGCCTTTTTTTATCTCAGGCTCCCGGAACCCCCATCAAAGGTCTTGTCATTAATTCATCCGGAGAGCCTGATCCCTTACTAAAAAGCACCCGCATCTCAGCGAGGTGAGAGAAATGTCCCGCATGAGCAAACTTGTCACCGGAGTCGCCCTCGGCACCTCAGGAGGAACCATCCTGAACGGCGTCCTCACAAAATTGAGCCCTGACGAATGGAGCGCCATCGGCGTACTGGCTGGTATTGCCGGGATAATCGTTACCGGGCTCATTAACTGGTACTTCAAACGTAAAGTTGCAAACGCCCAGGTAAAAGCGCTTGAGAAGTACGGACCTGCAGTAAAAGTTGGAGATGATTAAATGCCAATGACCAGTAGCCTGCGTAAAAAACTCATCGCCGCTACTGGTGGCGGTGCAATGTTGATCGCCTCACTGTTTCTCGGTGGGCAGGATGGAGTAGAAGGGCGGAAATACGAAGCCTATAAAGACGTCGCCGGGGTGTGGACTGTCTGCGACGGCCATACTGGCCGGGACATCGTGAGAGGGAGGAAGTATACCGATCGCGAATGTGACCAGCTGCTATGGAAAGACCTTCAGCCAGCCAAGCGCACGGTAGACAATCTGGTTAAGGTGCCTTTGGGTGAATATCAGCGAGCCGCACTCTACAGCTTTGTTTTTAACGTTGGTTCAGACGCGTTCTCGAAATCCACGCTGCTTCGCAAGCTGAACAAAGGTGATCACGACGGCGCGTGCGAAGAGATGCGGCGCTGGGTTTACGCTGGTGGCATGAAGTGGAAAGGCCTTCAGAACCGGCGAGAGATGGAGCGCTCGATGTGCTTGGCGGAGAGCAGCGATGACTTTTGACTGGAAGCCTTTGATTCTGCTTGTCGGGATGATGGCAAATGGCGCTCTTGCGTTCTGGTTCAACGGTATAGCTGAAGACGAGCGTCAGCGCGCTGACACTGCCGAGCATAACCTGAAGCTTGCGAAAGACACGATAAGTGATATGCAGAAGCGCCAGCGTGACGTGGCTGCTCTCGATGCGAAATACACGAAGGAACTGGCAGATGCCCGGGAAAATATTGATCAGCTTAAACGTGATGTTGCTAATGGTAAGCGCCGGCTGCAGCTCAACGCAAACTGCCCCGCAGACGGAGCGGCCTCAACCAGCAGCCTGGGCGATGCTTCCAGCCCCCGACTTACAGACTCCGCTCAACGGGATTATTTCACCCTCAGAGAGCGAATCGTTACCATCAACGGGCAAGTGAACTACCTACAGGATTATATCCGTATGCAGTGCCAGCAGTAGTAATTAACGTATCTAGTACTGTCGCAGCACGCCTGGGCACCTCCTCTAACGGACTAGCATAACAGCTGGTTGGATTGATGATTCCTGGGCGTCTTCTGGGAAGATAACCTATTATTTATAATAGGTTTGGTTCAACTGAAGGTGTGTGTAAATGAAAAGCGAAGAACTGGAACGTAAAGCTGAAGAAGAAATATCTATCCTCATTACGGAAAAAATTGCTGAACTTAGAGAGAGAACGGGCAAAGAGGTTTCGGAAATCGAGTTTACTCCCCGCGAGACTATGACAGGGCTCGAAGGGTACGAAGTAAAAATAAAATTGATGTAAGAGATCCTAAGGTCGCTAAGGTGGCCTTTTTTGCGTCTATTCCAAAGCTTATCTTTAGGTGTGCTTGATAATGGTAAAAAAGAGCCCTCACGTGGAGGGCTACAGGAGTCTCAGTTTCAATGCTCTTTTTTATCGATGTTTCCCCGGAGTTGGCATTCTCCGCATCAGAGTCCTAGATAGCCTGGCACTCGGCCAACCAACAACAAGCGTAAGCGTGGGATATTAAGAAAATCCTCATCTAACCCTCACCATGAAAAACACATCGAGTTGGTTGAATGCCTATTAGCGGATAAGGGTATCGATATACCCATTTAAGGATAAGTCAATGAAGCATTAAAACAGACCAACTTTAGGCAAAAGCAATACAGTAGCCACGATGTTGTCCTGAGTCTCCAGTTGGTGATCCTCTGTTGTGATGGTTAAGGATTGAAATTAAAACAAACTTTGGCAAAGCTGCGCGAACGCCAGATGCACACCGCTCATTAGCTTCCAGAGGAGATGCAAACTCAAGGGCATGGGCGTGGCCACTCCGGGTAGTGGTAGCCATTCAAAAGCTCAGCTACGGAGGCTGGTGGGTTTGTGTCAAACAAGTTCACTATTGCAACATCCGAGGTTAGTTAGCAGATTATTAACTCGGTGATTAAGTGCTAAAGTGATGGGTGCTAGTGGTTAAAAAATGGCCAGTCGTGGTATGATAGACCTCACTCTTAGAGGGGTTAAGAATTATGTCATTCTTCGATTACGCACTTAAACGCGTTGAAGCGGCGACCAAAACAACAGTGACTTGCCCGATATGTGGTCATCACTCTAATCAACCTTCCACAAAAGTACGACAGGAGCTGCCGTTGCTTTGTCCTCGATGCAAATCACTATTTGTCATTCACAGATAATATGCTGACCTGCTGAATATAACCGCCTTCGGGCGGTTTTTTTATTGCCATCACCATGGGCAGACCCATCGTAATGGCGATATGGCTACATTCTCTCCCCGTTAACAGTAGCGCTGGCATCAGCTGAGCTGTTGGGAATGTAGATTCTGACTTTGGAGCCGCTTTCGGTTATCACCTCAATCGTCACAGATGTTGGCGGTGCGCCAGTATCGTCGCCTGTGAAAGCGGTAACGATTTCTTCTGAGGTTCTGTCTTCAATGATTGGCATAAGGTCGCCGTTAACCAATCCAGCGTAAATCTTCACGTTGCCCATAGGCATCTCCCAAAGGTATTTAAATGGCACTCACCGACAAACAAGATATGTTCTGTCGCGAGTACCTCATCGATTTAAACGCCACTCAGGCAGCGATTCGTGTGGGGTACAGCGCTAAAACTGCTAACCGTACCGCTACAAAATTGCTGTCAAAAGCTGTCATTCAAAACAGGATTGCTGAACTCAAAGCCAAGCGCAACGAGGATGTGGGTATTGATGCTGATTATGTGCTCCGGCGCTTGGTTGAAATCGACCAGATGGACGTTCTGGACATCCTGAATGACGACGGCAGCCTTAAGCCGATCACCTCATGGCCAAAGGCCTGGCGAATTTCGCTCACTGGCTTGGACATCAGCACTACCATTCAGAACTTCGACGAAGAGACTGCAGAAACCATCCTCAAAAAGGTTAAATGGCCTGACAAGGTTAAGAACCTCGAACTGCTCGGCAAGCATGTGCGTGTGCAGGCGTTCAAAGAGCAGGTGGAGCAGAAGGTCACTACCACCCACAGCATCATGCCCGTTCCGTCCTGCGATAACGTCGACGACTGGGAAGCGGCAGCGCAGAAGCAGCAGAGCGAGGTTCTTGGTGGATGAATTACAAAGCCGTCTGGAAACCCTTGCCGGGATCGCAATCGCTCTCTCTGAGCTGCCCTTGTAACGAAATTCTCTACGAGGGAACGCGCGGGCCGGGCAAGACTGCCGCGCAGCTGGCGCGTTTCCGTCGCCTGGTTGGTTTAGGCTATGGTTCATTCTGGCGCGGTGTCATCTTCGATACTGAGTATAAAAACCTCACCGACATCATTACCCAGTCAAAGCGTATGTATCGCCTGTTTAACGACGGCGCGCGCTATCTGGCGTCAGCATCCGAGCTGCGCTGGGTGTGGCCAACTGGCGAAGAATTGCTGTTCCGATTCGGGAAAGAAGAGGGCGATTACTGGGATTATCACGGCCAGGAGTTCCCGTTCATCGGCTTTAACGAACTGACAAAGCAGCAGTCGGGTGAGTTCTACGAGATGATGTTCTCCTGTCGGCGCTCATCGTTCCGGCCAGAAAACTATCCGCGCGATGATGGCTCGTTGCTCAAGCCGATCCCCCTGGAGACGTTCAGCACCACGAACCCGTTTGGCATCGGCCACACCTGGGTTAAGAAGCGCTTCATCGAGCCAGCGCCGCGCGGCACAATCATTCGCGAAACACAGAAGGTATTTAACCCTCAAACCGAGCGCGAAGAAGATGTGACGCTTACTCGTGTTGCGATTCACGGCTCGTTCAAAGAGAACCCGTATCTCGATCCGCAGTACATCGCAACGCTGATGGCCATCAAAGACCCGAACCGCCGGAAGGCTTGGGTAGAGGGCTCATGGGATGTCACCAGCGGCGGGCGATTTGACCATCTGTGGAATGCCTCGCATCACGTCATTAAGCCGTTCCGCATCCCTGATAGCTGGACGGTTGATCGCTCCCACGACTGGGGAGAATCGAAGCCGTTCTCTAACCTATGGTGGGCACGTACCGACGGCACCGCCGCCGAACTGCCTGATGGTCGCCAGTTCTGCCCACCAGCCGGGTCGCTGATCCTGATTGGCGAGTGGTACGGCTGCCCGCCTGACGAGCTGAACAAAGGCCTGAATATGTCGTCCACGAACGTCGCCAAAGGCGTGGCGTGGGTGGATAAGCGGCTGGTGGGTGAAGAGTTTGCTGAGCCTGAAGAGATAAAACTCAACGGGGTAACTCAGGGGCAACTGAACATCATGCCCGGCATCTGCAAGAAGGTTGTTCCCGGCCCGGCTGACGGTGCCATCTATAACACTGGCGATGACGAACTCTCCATTGCCCAGAAGATGGAATCGCAGGGCGTTAAGTGGGTGCCATCCAACAAGAAACCTGGATCGCGCGTAAACGGCGCGGCCTTATTCGCTGACATGCTTGAGGCCGTCATTGAAGGTAAGAAGCTGGAATCAGGCATGCCTGAGAAGCCTGCATTCTACGTATTCGACTACTGCAGGGGCTGGATAAGCCGCGTGCCGGTGCTCGTTCGCGACAGCAAGAACCCTGATGACGTAGATACCCAGCAGGAAGATCACGACTGGGATGGTACGCGCTACGCCGTCCTACATTCACCGCCGAAGAAAGTCGGCAAAGTCACCAGCCTGAGGCTCTAAACCCATGCCTGACATTTCAACCCCCAATCTGGACTATGGGAACATGGTGCAGGCGTGGGACATCAACGACGCCTTGATGGGCGGCACGCTGTACATGCGCCAGCTTGGTGAGGCTTATCTGCCGCGCTGGCCGAAAGAGGACAAAGAGGATTACAAAAAGCGCCTGGCTGTGGCCACGCTTCTTCCTGCCTACGAAGAGACCATCAATCAGAATGTTGGCCGCGTTTTCGCTGAGCCGATCCAACTGGGCGAGAGCGTCCCGGATGCGCTGCGCGAATTTGCGAGGAATGTGGATCTTGAAGGCAGTCGCCTCGATGTCTGGGCGCAGGCGTTCTTCAGCCTGGCGATGCAGTACGGTCTGTCCCATGCGCTGGTGGACTATCCCCGGATCGACGCCGAGCAAGTGAAGACCAAAGCCGACGAAAAGGCTATAGGCGCGCGCCCGTACGTGACGATGCTGAATCCCCGGCAGGTGATCGGCTGGAAGTCGAAGATGACCGGCGGCAAGGTTGCGCTCACCGAGTTGCGCATAAAAGAGGTTGTGGTCGAAGACGGTGACGACTTCGGTCAGACGAAAGTCGAACAAATTCGCTACCTGACACCCGGGAAAGTGCAGATTTACCGCAAGGCCACTGGCACCGATGGTCAAGTGAACTGGGCGCTGCATGAAGAGTGGCAGACCTCCCGACGAGATATCACCCTGGTAACGCTCTATACCAAGCGCACCGGCTTTATGTGCGGCTCACCGCCGCTGCTGAACATGGCGCTGCTGAACGTGAAACACTGGCAGAGCCAGAGCGAGCAGGACAACATTCTGCACGTCGCCCGGGTACCGATCCTAACCGTGTTTGGGCTCGAGGAAGGACAGGAACTGGTGATTGGTTCCTCTTCTGCGGCAAGCTTTAACGATCGTCAGAAACAAGGGCTCGAATACGTCGAGCATACCGGCTCCTCTATCGGTGCTGGTAAAGAGTCGCTGGCTGAGCTGGTGGAGCAGATGCGCCAGGCGGGCGCGAAACTGCTGCGCACCGATAACACCTCGACCAAGTCTGTTGACCAGACATCGGAAGAGAAGATGCAGGAGCAATCGCCGCTATACACCATGGCAACCAGCCTGGAAGATGCGATCGACAATATCCTGCAAATCATGGCCGAGTACATTGGCGAGAAGGACGGCGGCAGCGTCGATGTGCGCACGGAGTTGGATGTCGAGTCGAAGGAGTTCAACCCTCCTGCGGCGCTGGCTATTCAGTCGCTACGCCAGGGTGGTGACCTCCGCCGTGTTGACGCGATTAAGGCGCTGCAGAAACTCAACCTGATTGACGCTGATGCAGATCCCGATGTGGTGCTGAGCGAGCTGCTGGCTGAATCAGCCTCGCTGACCGAACCGCCAGTGGACGAGGTGTGATATGGCTCGTTCAGTTAACGATCGCCTGCAGGACGAGACGATAGCGCACGGCCTGTATGTGACCCGTTATGGTAATGGCGTCGCCCGGCGCATGGTGGCGCTGCTGAACAAACTGGATGCGGAGCTGGCCGCAAAACTGCTGGTGCTGCTGGACGGCAAGCGTGCGGACACCTACAGTGCCCGCCGCCTGGCATCGCTGCTGGCTGGCGTACGTGACCTGAACCAACTGGCCTACGAACCGGTCAATGATGCGCTGGCGCGGGAACTGACGCGCTACGTTGAGTATGAGGCCGGGTATCAGCTTGACCTGTTCAGCAGCATCATTCCAAAGCAGATCCTCAAGCATGTGCCGCTGCAGAGCATCGCACCCGAGCAGGTTTACGCCGCAGCAGTGGCGCAGCCATTCCAGGGGCGATTGCTGAAAGAGTGGGGGCAGAAGCTGGAATCAGATCGGCTGGATAAAATCACCAATGCCGTGCGCTCCGGCTTCCTCCAGGGAGAAACGGTAGAGCAAATTGTCCGGCGCGTTGCCGGCACGCCGAAACTCAATCGTGAAGACGGGGTGATCAACGCATCCCGGCGCGACCTGGCGGTGGTGACCCGCACCGCTGTGAATCACATGGCCGCCACGGCGCGTCAGGAGTTCGCCCAGGCCAACAGCGATATCGTGAAGGCCAAGCAGTGGTCTTCCACCCTGGATACGCATACCAGCCAGTGGTGCATTATCCGCGACCGCAAGCTCTACTCGCTCGACGGCAAGCCGCTGGGACATGTGGTGCCGTATCTGCGCGGCCCCGGCAAAATCCACTTCTGCTGTCGCTCCGGCGAAATCCTGATTACCAAATCGTGGGAGGAGTTGCAGATAGCCTCTGGCGAGTTGAGCTCTGCCACACGCGCCTCTATGGACGGGCAGGTTCCAGCGCATACCAGCTATGCCGAATGGCTTACCCGGCAACCGTACGCGCGGCAGGAGCAGGTGCTGGGCGTTACCCGCGCCATGATGCTCCGTGACGGCAAAATCACGGTGCCGGAGATGTTCAGCGATGCCGGGGAGTTCCTGACCCTGGACGAACTGCGCCGCGTGGATGCGTCGGCGTTTGAATAACACAACCCTATCAATATCAGGCTGCCTTCGGGTGGCCTTTTTTATGCCTACCGCTGAGCGGATGCGACGCGGTGATCGGGTCGGATGACCCTTTACGTATGGCCGGAAGGCTGGAGCAAAACAATGAAACTCAAACTTGATGCTAACGGCAATGTGGTCGTGGAAAACGGTATGCCTGTGTACGTCCATGACGACGGCAAAGAGATCCCGTTCGATGCAGCCGCAGCGATGACCAAAATTACCTCCCTGAACGGTGAAGCCAAAACTCACCGCGAAGCGAAGGAGCAGGCGGAAGCCAGTCTCGCGAAATTCGCTGGCATCAGCGACCCGACCAAAGCACTTGAAGCCCTGGAGATGATGACCAAAATCGACCAGAAGAAGCTGATCGACGCTGGCGCTGTTGACCAGGTGAAGGCTGAAATCACTAAGGTATTCCAGCAGCAACTTGAAGAGGCCAATGGCCGCAGCCAGAAACTGGAAACCCAGCTCTACGACGAGATGATCGGGGGCCGCTTCGGTGGTTCGAAGTTCATTTCCGAGAAGATGGCGATCCCGGCTGAGTTCGTGCGTTCCCACTTCGGCCAGAACTTCAAAATCGAAGATGGCAAAGTCGTGGCTTACGACGGGCAGGGCAACAAGGTGTTCTCCCGCACCAAGCCTGGCGAACTGGCTGGCTTCGATGAAGCGCTGGAATCTCTGGTCGAGTTGCATCCGCAGAAAGACTACATCCTCAAAGCGTCCGG